ACAGACGGTGCTACAACAGTGACCCTTCTCATGGAAGACGATGTATTTGCTTCGATGAAGAACGAGGGTGTGCGTAAGCAGGGTAAGAAAGACCCGGACGGCAAAGGAGTACGTGTTACATTCAAACGCCCATGGGCAGACCAGTTTGGACGGGATTGGGCAGCAGGTGCCCCTCAGGTCTTTACCCCCTCAGGAGCGGAATGGGATTTAGGTAATGACGGTCTTATTGGCAACGGGTCTGTCGGTGTTGTGTACTTAGATGTGTACGATACCAAGATGGGTAAAGGCTGCCGACTACAAGGGGTACAGGTCATCGACCATGTTCCCTTCGAAGGAGGCGGCACGGGCACTACTATCAAACCCAAGGATTACACCACGGGAGGGACAACCAGTACACCGGCCCCTAGTGCAACGACACTTGATGATGATGAAATCCCATTCTAAGAAACAAGGGGAGGGGGCTACGGCCCCCTTCTTCATCTAGTAACAGGAGATAATAATGACTACAACAATAGATACTCTTGTAAAAGACATGGAAGAGGTTCTCCACGGCCTCCGTGGCTGGGATTACCTTATCGGACAGAACATGGGAACGAACATAGCGGTGATGGCCCGTGACCGTTTTAAAGACCCACAGGAACCAAGGGGCTACCTATCTATGTCATCCCTGGGTTCACCCTGTAGCCGTAAGACATGGTACAAGATCAACAAGACTGACCTAGCTATCCCACTACGTGCCAACGCCCTGCTCAAGTTCTTCTACGGAGATATGATCGAGGAACTTGCTTTAAGTATTGTACAGCAAGCAGGACACACCGTCACTGGCCAACAAGACAGAATGGAGGCCCACGGTATCAAGGGTAGCCGTGACTGTGTTATAGACGGTATGACAGTTGATGTTAAATCAGCATCACCTTTCTCCTTCAAGAAGTTCCAAGAAGGAAACCTTAGGGAACAAGACCCCTTCGGCTACATCTCCCAACTATCCTCTTACGTCTACGCAGCTAAGGATGATCCACTCGTAACTGATAAGACTCGTGGTGCGTTCCTAGTTATTGATAAGGTCAACGGACATATCTGTTTAGATATCCATGACTTTAAAGAGGATCTGAAGACGAAGGAAGAGGAGATCGCAAAGGTTAAGGATATGGTCAAGAAGAAAGTACCACCGCCACGTGCCTTCGAGGACGTACCGCAGAGCAAGACATCACCTAACATGAAACTGGGTATGGAATGCAGTTACTGTGAGTTCAAGAAGGTTTGCTGGCCCGGTCTAAAGATGTACGCCTACAGCCACGGTCCTGTCTACCTAACAAAGGTCAAGAAGCCCTTGAAGGTTGACGAAGCGGATGACTGGTCATGAAGAGAAGCAGCACCCGCCAAAGGGCTATACAGGCAGGCTACCGATCAGGTCTGGAGGAGACAACAGGTATAAACCTCACAGAACGAGAGGTAGCCTTCGAGTACGAGACTATGAAGATCAAGTGGTTGGATAGTAAGACTAGAACATATACACCTGACTTTGTACTCAGCAACGGTATCATCATCGAGACCAAGGGTCGGTTTGTTTCAGCTGATCGACGTAAGCACAAAGAGATAAAGAAGCAATTCCCTGAGTACGATATCAGGTTTGTGTTCAGCAACTCTCGTGCTAAACTCTACAAGGGAGCCAAGAGCTCTTACGCTGACTGGTGTGAGAAGGAAGGGTTCCTGTACGCAGACAAGGTTATTCCAGAGGAATGGACCAAAGAGGAGAAGAAAGAATGACAACAGGTAAAACAGCGATTGTGTTCTCGTGTGGCCATGCCTCACCAGAGACAAGCAATGAACGCTTTGACTACCTAGGTGGTCTGATCTACGACATCCGTCCAGACTATGTGGTTGACCTTGGTGACGGTGCAGATATGAAGTCACTTAACTCTTACGACACTCGTAAGCCCGAGGCAGTTGTGTCCCAGAACTACGGACGTGACATCGAGTCGTACAACGAGGCTCAGGAGTTACTTCGTTACCGCTTCAAGAAGCAACGCCGTAAGCGGCCAGCTTGGTATGGCTTTGAGGGCAACCACGAGCATCGTATCAAGACTGCAATCTCTTATGACCCCAGACTGGAAGGAGATAAGTATGGGATATCGTTCTCACACCTCAACACAAAGAAATGGTTCGACGAATACCATGAATACACCGATGGAGCCCCCGCGATCCATAATTATGATGGCATCGACTACGCTCATTATGTGGGCGCTGGCAATTTCGGCCGTGCCATTAGTGGTGTTCACCATGCTTATGCTCTCATTCAAAAGCGGTATCGTTCTTGCAGTGTTGGTCACAGTCATAAACGTGATATGTATTTCAAGGATGACGTTGGCTCTAATGGTGCGATTGGGGCTGTGGTTGGGTGCTTTAAAGGTGCTCCAGAGTCTTGGGCTGGTCAAGCAAATAAGGAATGGTGGAAAGGTGTTCTCATCAAAAGAAATATATCCGACGGTCAGTACGATGCTCAGTGGGTATCGCTGGAGGCACTTCGAAGGGAGTATGGATGAGGATACTGAAGAAAGGCTTAGGGGTGACAAATAGTCACCTCTTTCCTTGTTGACTTACACTCGTCTTTATAGTATAACTGGAGATCGTGACTATGGAATTTGAAGTAACAATAAAACTAAAGGTGGACCCCAGCTACTTCTACTGGGATCTGGATGCAGCTGACCGTCAGTACTCCTTATCGGAGCAGGTTCGGAATGTACTATACGAATTAGAAGATGTAAAGGTAACACAAGTATTAGCGGAAGAGGTAGAAACATGATTACACAAACTGATATAGAGTTTTTCCAAGAGGTTCTAGTAACCCCTGCTGAGTATTCGTACTGGGTAGAACGTAAGATCGTCACAGAAGGCGACACTAGACTGGTAGAGAACGTCTTAGGTCTTGTCGGTGAGGCTGGCGAGGTAGCAGAGAAGACAAAGAAGTTACTTAGGGATAGTACTAAGTTAGACAGAGACGACATCATCAAGGAGATCGGAGATGTTGTGTTCTACGCCACAGCCCTAGCTAACTACTTCGACAGTAGCTTGGCTGAAGTATTAGAAATGAATATGAATAAACTAAATGACCGTGCATCTCGCGGTGTAATTAAGGGGTCCGGGGATGACCGATGAAGAGAGGCGGGAACGGGATAAACTAAAACAGAGGAAGTACAGGGCCCGTAAGCGTCTCGCAGATCCAAACTACAACGCAGCGTACGCTGAGAAGAAGGCCAGACAGACCCAACGTAGAAAGTATCTTCTAGGTCAGTATAAGGTGAGGTGTGGATGTGAGGAGTGCGGCTGGGCAGGACATCCCGCCGCTTTAGACTTCGACCACGTAGAGCCTGACAAAAAGGAATTCCACATTGCCCAGTCTATAGCCGGACGTTCGATTAAGACTATATTTAAAGAAGTACGTAAGTGTAGAGTACTTTGCGCAAACTGCCACCGAATCCATACATACAATGAAGCACAAGGAAGACGTAAATATGATTAGAAAAGACCAACGAAACCACCACGGACCTTCCATTGGTATCTCTGAGGAGATCCACCAGATGAAGTACCGAGGTAAGAATGAGTCCTTTACAGCCGCCATGACACGAGTAGCAGAGGCACTAAAGGACGACGACGAGCACTTCCGGGAGTTCCGGGAGATACTGTACGATATGCGTTACCTACCGGCAGGCCGTGTCCAATCGGCAATGGGAGCACCGCGCCGTGTTACGGCTTACAACTGCTTCGTCAGCATGACTATTCCAGACAGCATGGGAGGCATCATGAAAGCCGCTGAGGAGGCTGCTACAACGATGCAACTAGGTGGGGGTATCGGATACGACTTCTCTACTCTTCGTCCCTCAGGGGCCCTTATCAAGGGCTTAGACAGCCGCTCTAGCGGTCCTCTTAGCTTCATGGGTATCTTTGACGCAGTATGTAAGACTATCTCCTCAGCAGGCCACAGACGCGGAGCCCAGATGGGTGTTCTTCGGGTAGACCACCCGGACATTGCAGAGTTCATCCGTATTAAGAACAACTCAACCACCCTCACACAGTTTAACCTGTCTGTCGGTGTTACTGATAAGTTCATGCAGGCTGTAAAGAACGACGATACATTCGACTTAGAGTTTGAAGGCCGGGTATACGACACTATCAACGCACGTGCTCTATGGGATGACATCCTCCGGTCCACTTGGGACTGGGCGGAGCCAGGTATCCTGTTCATCGACCGTATCAACCAGAAGAACAACTTGCATTACTGTGAGACTATCGCAGCTACTAACCCTTGCGGTGAGCAACCGCTGCCACCCAACGGTGCTTGTCTACTTGGTTCATTCAACTTGACTAAGTACCTCAAGGAAGGTGCAGTAGGTGGTTATGCCTTCGACTTCGATAAGCTGAAGCATGACATCCCACATGTAGTACGGGCTATGGATAACGTAGTTGACCGGGCTGTGTACCCACTCCCTTCCCAGGAAGGCGAGGCTCGATCCAAACGCCGTATGGGCTTAGGGGTCACAGGGGTAGCTAACGCTATCGAGGCTATGGGTCATCCGTACGGCTCTCCGATGTTCCTCATTGTATTAGAGGACATCATGGCTTGTATCCGTGACACAGCCTACCGCTCGTCTGTGGCGCTCGCTGTAGAGAAGGGTCCATTTCCTCTCTTTGACCGTGCGTACCTTGACAGTGACTTCGCTAAGACACTACCTGAGGATATCCGAGAGCTTATCCACAACCACGGTATCCGTAACTCTCACCTCTTGAGTGTTGCACCTACTGGTACAATCAGCCTCTCAGCTGATAACGTATCATCGGGTATTGAGCCAGTCTTCTCCTACGGTTTTGATCGTACCATCCAGACCTACGATGGACCACGTATCGAACGGGTAGACGACTACGGCTTCCGTGTCTTTGGTGTCAAAGGACGTAAGGCTGATGACCTTCCAGTTATGGCCCACGTTAAAGTACTTAACCTAGCTTCTAAGTACGTTGACTCCGCCTGTTCTAAGACTTGTAATGTTGGAGACGATGTTACATGGGAAGAGTTCAAGGATGTCTACATGGCTGCTTACGATGGCGGTGCCTCTGGTTGTACAACCTTCCGGGCCTCTGGTAAGCGGTACGGTATCCTGAATGCTTCAACCTCTGAGGACGTAGCTCCTGAGAAGGTAGAAGAAGACAACGGTGACTACGTAGACGAGGGAGGTGCTTGCTACTTCGATCCTGTAACAGGTCAGAAGGAATGTAGCTAACACTTAACCTTGACATACCATAGCGTAATGTGCTATACTAACGGGGAGGATCGAAAGGTCTTCCCCTTTTTTAATACAGAATAGGAAAAGACATGGCTCCCCAGAAACCAAAACCAAAACCAAAAGAGAAGACTAAGCGTAACACTACCTATAAAGGTGCAGCTGCTAAGAAGACGTCAGGTATCTTACCCAAGACGGACAATCAAGCTAATCTGATGGAAGCTATCAAGACTTCTAATCAAGTTATAGTCTTTGGACCAGCTGGGACTGGTAAGACGTATGTTACTACAACAATGGCCGCTGATCTGTACACAACTAAAACCATTGATCGTATTGTTATCACACGCCCTATGGTCTCTGTAGGTAAGGACATCGGTATCCTACCCGGTGATCTGGCTGAGAAGGTGGCCCCTTGGGCTCTTCCTGTACTGGACGTACTCACCAAACACCTAGGTAAAGGTGCTGTTGAAACTGGCGTTAAGAACGGTAATATCGAGACAGCCCCTCTTGCTATGATGCGAGGACGGTCATTCGATAACGCTTTCATCATCTGTGATGAGGCACAGAACATCACTACCCATGAACTCAAGATGCTACTCACACGGGTAGGAGAGGGTTCTACCATCGTTCTTAATGGAGACGTACAGCAGACAGACCTTAAGGACGGAGACGGGTTGACCAAGATCACACACCTTGCTAAGAAGCACATGCTTCCTGTTCCTGTCATCGAGTTTACGCTTGACGACATTGTACGGTCAGACATCTGTGCACAGTGGGTTCGGGTCTTCTATGAGGAGAAGATATGGTAGATTGCAATTGGTGCGGAGATAGTACCCTAGAAGGATTTAACTGTAAACTTTGTGGAGATAAACATATGGATAAAGATAATATTGTTCAAGAGCCTAGCCACTACACACGCTGGGTCATCGAGCCGATTACTTTCATCATGCGTAACAGCTTCGAGTTCTGGCGTGGCAACATAGTCAAGTACGCAAGCCGCGCAGGGTTCAAGGCCTACCCCGACAAGACTATGCTCGAGTCCGAGATCATAGACTTAAAGAAGGTTATCAGGTACGCCGAGATGAGAATAAACGAACTGAAAGGGAAGGATAAGCTATGAAAAACTTTATATTAAAGAGTATACTACCTACTGTTCTCATAACGATAGTTCTGGTAGTACTTCTAGTCGCAGCACCAGCTAGGTCTGCTAACCTCACTAGCAACGGTAATGTTATCCATCTGGTTGGGGAGATAAGGGATGGGGACGCGCAGCGTTTAGAAACACTGGTTAAGCAGACTAACCTCACCACTGTGTACCTCTCCTCTAACGGTGGTCACGCAGTAGAAGGTTTTAGGCTAGGCTATACCATCAGTCGACTGGGTCTTCAGACTATCATAGCCGATGGTGACTCTTGCCTGAGCGCGTGTGCTATCGCTTTCCTGGGTGGCTCCGCGAAGGTACAAGCTGGTATCCTTGGCTTCCATGTAGCTTGGGCCCCCAACAACACAGGAACATTCAGTGAAGGTATGAAAAGTGGTCAGTTCTTCGGGACAATAACAGCTCTTTACTTCTTCAACATGGGCTACACTGGTCAGCTGTACACAATCGTATCGCAGATCACAGATGCTGAGACATTCTTACTTGTGACAGCTAATGACTTAGCTATGTTTGAAATGGTGGACAACAACTTCTCAGAGTTCGTTCAACTCCCCGAACGTTGGGTAGCTAATCGTGTTGCTGACCCACTTCGTCTACACTTGATTAGAGAGGGAATATAATATGCGTATATGGAAATGGTACTTTGTAGCTAACGCCGGTATCCTAGCACTGGCTGGGGGCTTGTACTGGTTCGATCTACTGAATGTATTACACGAAGCGGATAGCACCTACCTTACCTTCTTCATCCTTACGGTCACATTGTGCGCTACTGTCGCGATGGGTCTCCAAGCAAAGAGTATGGAGAATGAGGAGAACAACATCTACTGGTTCACCTCAGATGCAGTCCTGTCTGTAGGTATGGTAGGCACCCTCTTCGGGTTCCTTCTAGTACTGGGTTCAGCCTTCACTGAGATCGACACAGCGTCCACTGAGAGCATGACAGAAGCTATTGGAGTCCTAGCCTCCGGTATGTCTACCGCTCTTGTAACGTCCCTTGTAGGGCTTATCTCGTCACTCTGGTTGAAGCTACAGCTAGTTATACTGGAGGACTAGTATGCGTAAGTACAGCAGTAACCTAGCCTTCGTTGATCTTCTATTCAACCTATTGGTAGGCTTCACATCGCTCTTTGTGATAGCCTTCCTCTTAATCAACCCTATCGCTAAGAAGGGGATCGTTGATCCTCCTGTGATCTTAATGGTAGAGATGGAGTGGAACGACTACAGCGAATTAGACATGGATCTATACGTTCAAGGACCGGATGGTATCCCAGTCTACTACGGTAACAAGTCTAACGGTTACATTACCCTCAAGCGGGATGATGTAGGCACCAGAGGTGATATCTTTGTAATCAACGGGGAAAGTACAACAGTCTACCGTAACTACGAGATTACTACTATGACGGCATTACCAGACGGCGATTACATTATCAACGTCCACTACTTCTCCGCAGCCGGGGAAGGACAAGAAGTCCGAGTACGTATGACAGGTATCCAACCCTTTCAGGTATACTACGAAGGCAGTGTCCACCTTACAAGACGTAAGGAAGCTACGGTCATTGTCTTTAAGGTACGGAGTGGTAAGATAACTGACATCCGAAACGATGTTCCTGTTAAACTTAGAGTAGGAGGAATGGCACCATGATGTTAATACTACAAATAACGTACGTACTACTAGCCACAGTTGTAGTGTTCCTGATGTTCTACTCACGACTAAGCTACCTCGTGAAGGCGTCTGCACTGACACTCTCCGTACTACTAGGGGCTCTAGCGCAGAACCACTACGTTAAACTACTAGGGAGCCCGATACAGGGCTTTCCATCCTACGAGTTCGTTTATGTCCACCACACAGCAGTAGGCGGTGTAATCAAACTATGGATCTGGGACGAGGGGTTAGGTGATCGCCTGTACATCATTCCATACGATCAAGACACCGCTCAAGAACTTGAGGAAGCCCAGAAGGAGTCTGAGAAAGGTACTCCCCAGTCTGGTCAGTTCAGCGAAGAAGAAACAGGAACTGACAAGGAGCGGTCTCCTAGCCTAGTTCTAGACGACTGGGCGGGTGACAAAACAGAAACAGAGAAGGGAACAGGTAATGACACGTAAGCAACTGAGACGACTATACATTAAGTTTCGTAACAGCAACCCACACATGAACAGCGTGAGCGCTAAACAAGCCTTCAAGGCGTACCTAGTAGAAAGGGAATAAAGCTATGTCAATGCAACTTAGATGCTCTAAGTGTGCGGAGATTAAACCCACCACTGAGTTCTACACCAACCGGAGGGATACTAGAGGTTATAGCTATAACTGTAAGGACTGTGAAAAGGCGAAGAAGAAGGTTGACTACTCGAAGCACACAGAGAAGCGCCTATCCTATCGACGTAAGTACTTGTACGGACTTTCGGAAGAAGAGTACCAAGACATGCTGTTCAAGTCTGGAGGTAATTGTGAGATATGCGGAGGTACCTGTAAGACAGGGCGAGCCCTCGCAGTAGATCACTGCCACACAACAGGCAAGGTGAGAGGTCTCCTCTGTACCCGTTGTAACAACGCCATAGGTAACTTTGAAGATAACGTGAGTATACTCAAAGCTGCCATTACCTACTTAGAGAGGACTAACTAATGTGGAGATTCTTTACAACTAGGAAGTGGGCCCTGTGGGCCTACGCTGGTACCACCTTTATCTTAAGTACCTTATGGTTCCAAGTGAAGATTGACGTAATGATTAACAAGTGGTTCGGTGAATTTTATGACTTAATTCAGACAGCCCTAGCCACCCCAAACAGTGTAACAATGTCCGAGTACATCGGTCAACTCATTAGTTTTGGTTACCTAGCTGGTTTGTGGATTGTACTTGGCCTTGTGGGTTCGTACTTTACAGCCCACTACTTATTCCGCTGGCGTAATGCTATGGTTACATACTACCACTCTGTGTACGCTAAAGCGCGTACTATTGAAGGTGCTTCTCAGCGTGTACAAGAAGACACGGTAAAATACGCACGTATCGTAGAGAGCCTAGGTGTTTCAATGATTGAATCAGTAATGGTTCTAGTAGAGTTCTTCCCGATCCTCTTAGGTCTCGGTGCAGGTATCTCTGTTCTTTACTTTGGAGATTGGGAATATGGTTTGGTCACTGGTGCTCTCATTTGGTCTATCGGTGGTACTGTTATACTTGTTATTACTGGTTACATCCTGCGTCTCGTGGGCGTCGAGTATGATATCCAAGCTAAAGAAGCAGCCTATCGAAAACACCTCGTCAAGATGGAGGACGATGGTACACTATCTCCTAAACCGCTGGTAGAGTTGTTTGAGGATGTACGTAAGATCCACTTCCACAGCTACTTCCAGTACTTGAAGTTCAACGTGGTACGGATGGCCTACCTACAGGCTAACGTCTTGACTGCCTACATCTTCCTAGCACCTGCTATTGTAGGTGGTATGGTTACACTAGGTGTTATGCAGCAGATCATTCGTGCATTCGGACGGGTAGAAGGTTCCATGCAGTTCATCCTTAAGAGCTGGCCTACTATCATCGAGTTGATCTCAGTAGCTAAACGTCTCCGTGAATTTGAAAGGAAGATAGATGCTTCGTAAGAACGTAAAACTAAAGAGGGCGGCAGTGTTGTCGCCCCTCGCTCTCACCCTAGCTGCCTGTGGAGGAGGGTCAAGAAGCCCTGTGACAGGCATACCGGATGACGGTATTACAACAGTTGTAGTCCTTGACTTCTTCACTAACAACTACCACGGTGGCAACGTCACAGCTATCGTCAGAGAGAACACAGACGTTACAGTCGTTGAGGATGATAGGTCTGACACTACTCTCTCATCGCAGACACCACGTCTCATCAAGGAAGCCTACGAGAACAATGAAGCAGAGGTTATCAATACCAGCTTTGTAGTAGGGAACACCCCTGTGCAGACCTTTACGTCATACAACGCGTACTCAGAGACAGTAGGTGACCTCTACGCAGCCAAGGTATACGTTGTAGCCGCCGCAGGTAACAACGGTTCGTTTGGGGCTAGTCCATTCCAGGTTAGCTCTGACCTCAACGTTGTTGTAGGTGCTCTCGACAGTGAAGGTGATATAGCCTTCTACAGCAATTACCACCCTACTGCTGTGGACTTCTATGCTGACGGTTACTTCAACGGGGGGATGGGTACCAGCTATGCCTCTCCTAGAGTAGCTGCTTACATCGCAGAGCTTATGGAGGCTAACCCAGACTACAGTATGTCTGAGATACGAACACTCCTTGAGTTAAACTCAGAGTACGTCCTACAGGATCACAATGGTTACAAGTTCGTGATTCAGACACTAGACGGTATCGACACAACAGAACATGTTATCAATACCCGAGTCATCGTAGAAGCTGGGTTTGAGTTGTTCGAGAACCTGAACCCAGAACAGTACCTACTCGACGAGTGGACTACTGCGATTGACTCAGGTGCCAGTGACTACGTTGACCTTGAGCAGTACTTCGTGGACACAGAGTTCACGGGCTACACGTACGGTGTTGCGGCTGTAGAGGTTGCTCAGGCACACTACCACTGGTACGAGCATAGGGAATCTACTGACGCAGAGGTTATAACGTACCTTGAAAGCATCGACAGTCCAACTATTGCTCCTATCATCTTAGATACTGTTTCTTTAGTCTAAATAAAGCTAGACATACTGTGCCAAATATGGTACACTGTCTGTACACCTTATAAGGATACTAACATGTTTAATAAACTGATGACGAATGTTAAGAAGACACCAGCTAAAAAGACTAAGGCTCCTAAACCAGCGCCTACTAAGGCTCCTGAGCCAGTAGCGGCACCCATGGTCTGTCCCAGCTGTACTCCTCCAGAACCTACTCCTGAGATGAAACAACCGGGCAGCTACCTTCGTGAGAATGGTATTCTTATGTTAGTAGATAAGTTCGATCAAGAGAAGATCATGCCTCTTGTAGCAGCTATCTACGAGTACAACCTGATGCCCGAGGAAGTACGGCCTGACCAGCTTACACTGATTATCAACAGCCCCGGTGGTTCAGTTCACTCAGCCTTCCACTTGATCGATGCAATGATGATGTCAGAGATTCCAGTGGTTACTATCGGTAAGGGCCTCGTAGCTTCATGCGGTGTATTTACAATTATGGCAGGTGATCGTCGTCTACTGACACACAACACCTCTGTTATGTCACACCAGTACAGCTGGGGTAGCCGTGGTAAGGAACATGAACTCCAGGCTATCGTTAAGGAGTTCGACATGGCCAGCTCACGGATGGTAGAACACTATAAGAAGTGTACTAAGAAGTCTGAGACCTACATCCGCAAACATCTCCTCCACCCTACAGACGAGTGGCTTACTCCTGAGGAGTGTAAGAAGCACGGTATCATCGACGAGATCATTGAGACTTATTAATACTTGACAAAGTGTTGCAGATATGGTACAGTACACGGGTAGAATTTAGTATAGGGTAAAGTACAATGGCCACTAAACAAAAGAAACCCCCTGCACCACGTCTGGAGCAAGAGGCTAAGGCCTTCATTGAAGGCAGGAAGATTACTACGAAAGCACGTGCACCTGAGGGTCTCTCCCCTTCAAGAGCAACAATAGCAGCTTCAGTGTTAGCCGGGCTGCTGGCTTCCAGTAGTAGTAAAGCACGAGCGGAAGAACTCGTGGAAGAGGCTTATAGGTATGCAGACCTAATCCTCGATTATAATAAGTAGACTAACTGGCCCCTCTCGGTGTAAAAACTGAGGGGGGCCTTTTTGCATTTAAGGCCTCGTGTAAGCCCCTGCTGGGATACTCAGCTCGTCGAGTGTCTTCTGCGTTTTAATACTATTCTTCAAGATAACTAACGTCTCCCTATTCAGGTCGAAGACATCCTTACCTTCAACACCAAGCTCCTCCATAGCACGTTGGAGCTCTTCTGCAGAAGAAGAGTTGACTAGGTCGTACTGTTCGTACA